TAGTTCAGCCTTAGAAACTACGTTTCGTTCAGGCTTCTTGTCTTTGGTTGCCATTCATTTGCTCCCTCATCATTTCGCCCCCTTGAGACACCGCATTAGGAGTGGCAGCCTTCGCCATCTCTGCTTGCATCTGTGCTTGTTGGGCTTGTTGTTGTTCTTGTTGGACTTGTTCTTGTGATTTAATTAACCCCTTCATGTCAATACCAAAACCAGTGCCTAATCTCTTAAGAGCATCACTGACATTTGTGTATCCTATTACAGCTTCCGGGCCTAGTATCTGAGCTGCAGTCTGTAGGAATGTGGCTAGTTTATTAGCATCATTACCCCTACCCAACGCTTCAAACCCTGTAATAATTATAGGCTCTACTGTATCTTTAGGTAACTGAGGTAACTTCTTACCCCTCTCCAATACTGCTATGATTCTTCTAATCAGAGGTAATTGGAGTTCATGTGAGAGAAGACTATAGATACCACCTAAGGATGTCTCTAGTTCATTAGCGAGGAAACGTATCTCCTCTGCCGTCACTCTTTCTGCATCTCTCTGTACGCTTTGATTTAACAGGAAGGCAGCGGCTAGTCTTCTCTCAATTTGTTCTAAGGTTTCTCTAGCTACTCGGAAGTCATTAAACTTCTCCATCTGTAAGACACTAACATCTTCTGCTGAACCTTGTCTTACCGCTAGGTTAGGAGCTTGTGATATTGTTTTTAGTTTGGTAGTTCCATTAGGTCTGACTAGAAAGATAGCTCTAGCCGCGGCTGATGAACCCTCAAGGATAGCTTTGCTTAATCCTTCAAGTGCTCTCAAGTCACCTAAGTATTCTTCTACAAATCCTCTACCATAATCCTCACCATCAATAGAAGAAAACCTTAAGGCTAACCACGGATTCTTGTCTAGAGGAAATGTGGAATCAGTACCCGGAATCCTTATGTTGTTGACTTCTTGATGAACATGAATTTTATTATCTTTACGTTTAACACAGGTATACAGATTGAGTTCTTTTTCTTCACTACCCTCACCATCACCACGTTCTTTCGGAGGCATCTTCTTAAAGATGTCCATGTATAACTGACGGCTCATCATCTCATGGACAATGATTTCCAACATCTGTCCTTGTGGGTCTCTCCTACAAACAAACTGATCTAGATGAAAGACTCGTATCTTATTATCTTTTTCTACATGGAGACACACATTACCTGTAATAATTAAATGACGTAGAGCCTCATTGAGAGGAACACGCATAGCTCTACTCTCCACCTCATCCATGACTGCACGTTCCATAGCATTGAGACCTTCTTCTACTGGTGCTCTCTGAGCTTGTAGTTCTGCTAACGTGAAGTCATCTATTTGGAACTTAAAGAATGGAGAATTAGGTGGAAACAAAGTCAACAATAATTTTGCTGACAAATTATTTACCCCTCTAGCACCAATGCCTTGAAAGGGTGTAGGTAAATCATGGTCTTGTGTTTTATTTCTTGGGAGAATAAAAGGTATCGTTAGCTCTGCTGCATCATAGGCACGTTCTAAGAAGTTCTGTCTCCTACGAGTTAAGTCTCCATATCGTTTGCTTATATCTGTCATGCTAACTGTAATCCTGTAGTTTGAAATGCTTGTGTATTTAGGGCTGACGTTTGTGTTTTATCTCTAGTTCGTTTGACTCTCTTTATCTCAGAGGCTAATAGTGCAGAGGCTTGTGTTCCTCCTGATCCAGTAACTTTATTCTGTGCAGTAGCAGCTTGTATTGGTTGTGGATTAGTGTACTCAGGGTACTCGTACTGTGGAAACATCATTCCTGTGGCTACTGATCCTACTAAACCGGTGGCAGCAAATCCACCTAAAGAAGCTGCCGATACATTTGTTCCTAGAATACCGGCAGTAGAAAGGTTCATAGCTTCACCAACACCACTAAATAAAGTACCACCATGTCCTGCTAATCCACCCATTCCTGCTGTAGCACCACCCATAACACCACCCATAAGAGCACCTCTACCAACATCTTGTCCTGTTACTGCTGCTCCTACGGCTCCGGTGGCTGCACCAACGGCTATTGCAAGACCAATTCCAGATGGATCACACATAGTTAACCTATGTTCAGTCCAGTAGGCCCGGAAGATGGGAGAGGTCTAGTAAATCTAGACTTACCCTTAGCTCTCCTAGCCATCTTAGTCTTAGTCGCTCCACCTTTTCCACCACCCTTTCTAGCTACAGTAGCTTTAGTAGAAACCTCAGCTATCGGTGCCGGTGGACTTGGAGGTGGAGGTACAGGTGTAGGAGCCGGAGGTTTTGGGGGTGATCCCCCCATACACATTAACATATTAAGTAACTCTAACACTAGTCTTATCTCCCTTGTAAGATGCTTCTTTTATTTCATCTTGTTTATCTTTAAGCCACCTTATAACTTGTTGCTGACCTATAAGTTTACATAGCTCAGGCTCACTTACCAATTTAGAGGGTAAGGAGTCTGGAAACATTTCATGTAATTCCTTAAGTAACCCATCAGTAATTATTATACTGTGTAAATCTTCTGCATTTGTATATCTTGACATTTTGAAAAGTCTCCTAAAGGCATGAACTAAATTCAAAAACGTGAATCACTCTACTTTACTGGACATACGCCACTCGCACATTCGTCATCCTCAAGCTCATGGATGCCTAGCGTTTTCTCCCAATCCACCTCGGAAAGTTGTGCCACATACTCCTCGTAGACTGCTTTGCTGACAACTTGTTGGGGGAGATACTCATATCCTGCCTTCTCCTCCTCAGACATACGGGGAAGAAAACTAACACCAACGTAAGAAGACCAATTAGATTTGATCCAATCAATAATAGATGGGATTTCATCTTTCGTATAAGATACAGTGATCGAGCAGTTCTGCTCAACGTAGTTATCCATAAGAAATTTGTAGCGAACCATTTGGTTAATGGCTGACTCCATGTTGACATATCTTTCTTCCTCCTTTGAGTTTGGGTCTGGACTAAATCTAATATCTTCCCATGCAACTGGGAAAGTAACTATAACATTATGTTCATCAACAGGATTGTTAACTACACGATAACCTGATTCTCTTAGCTTAGAAACAATGGGATCATTAATACTAAAGTTGACGTTGTTAAAAATATACTTACCCTCAGGTTTATGACACCCCTCAGTGGTATCCATGATCTTACTCAGAGTACCACTAGGTTTAATGGTAGTAACATTCTTAGGTCTCTGTGTACCTAACTGATCAGCCATAGAGTAAGCACCATGTATGGCTATGTTCTTTAGTTTCTTATAGTCATACTCTGATAGGTCTGGTCTTCTAACTATACCTGTAAGTCCTACACCACATAACCTTAGGTACTCATTGTTCTCATGCCAAGTACGTTGAAGAATACCATCATCTAGATTAACTAGAGTCTGCCTATAGTTAGCTCTAGCTATCAGATATATAGCTCTAGCTAAACCATCACTGTCATTCTTGAACTTCCCTACGTCTACCTCAGATAGATTACAAAAGCTTTTGTTACCTAAGAGTATCTCAGCACAAGGATTAACACCAGAGAACCACGGAGCGCGCCTTCTAGCTTCTTCACCATTAATGATTCCCGGTTCAGACCCACCTGATTCCTCCATGATCTTAAAAAATTGTTCAAGCTCAGGTTTTGTAGGCTCTCTCCAAAATACTACGGAGTTATTAGACTGACTTCTGTGTGGTGTTTCTGCTAAGTTATCTTTAGACCTAGCAAATTCTTCCCACTCTGGATTGTCATAATACATGAGTGCTATCTCGGCTGACCTACGGCTACTGAGTACAGTACCTAACCAATTCATAATATCTAAGATGTCCATTCTACTTAGGAGTGAACCTGACTTCTTATTTAAAATCTGAACGATTGCTGTGAAGGCTTTAGAGAGGGGAGCATCACCGCTGCTGATCCATCCATACCCACTGAGCCGTTGCCCTGCAGGTCTGAGCTGTGAGAGATCGAGTACGAAACTTGTAGCTTTCCCTTTGAATGCCAAAATTTTACCGATAGACTTTGCCCAAGCTTCAGCGGAGTCTCCAACTGTAAGTGTCCAAGTCCCGGAATCGAAAGTTTCTTTGTTTCCTTCATGCCCTCCTTTCTTAGTTCTTCTTGAACGGATGACTTGCACATCTTTGATTGGGGATGTGAAGCCAGATAGTGTTCCGACAACAGGTGTGAATCCCACGCCACATCCCTGCAGCAAGAGCCATAAAGAGTCAACCACATCATGTATAGTCTCCAATTTTAAGTGAGCACAATTAAACTGACTAGCTTCCCTACGCTTAGCTACCTCAGTTCCTCCTAACCACAATGTTCTTCCACTGACACACACCTTACGATCTAACATAAGCTGACGTAATTCTTTTAACTCCTCATTAATCTCAGTATACTCAGGGGTCTCTGGTTTACCTAAAGCTCTATCCCAAAGCCACCCTTGATGATGTATCACCCTGTCTACTGTTTGCTCCCACGTTTCAAACCTCTCTCCGGTAGGGTCTAAGGGTCTATTGTAGGTACGTCTAGTAATAATGTCAGCTCTTACTGATTTCATATACACTCCTCTAGTACAGGGGGTTTATAATTTTTACCTTTCATAACCTTACCACTGTCATCTTTAGTAAATGGAAACTTACTCATGTTACTCTTGTGTACTAAGTCATAAGCTTGATCTAAGTCCATCCCGAATGATACGGCAGTTCCTTTAATAACATAAATGACATCACACATTTCCTTTAAGAAATCTTGGAGTAAAACTCTACGTTCTGTTTCATTAGCATTTGTT